GGTCATTTTGCAACTGACATTTTTCAAATTCTGAATTATAAATATGAGGGTTTACAATTAAGGTTGACAACGATTTATAAAAAAAATATAATTAATCTATCATGAAAACACTTGTCAACCAGTCCCAAACAGCAAAATTAGTCGGCTGCAGCCGTAACAATCTTAGTAAAATGTGGAGGAAGGAAAAGGCTTCCCCCGGGAGCTATTCTTTCTTTTCTGGAAAAGGCGAAATCAATATTTCAGACGATGATTTTAAAAACCGTTACGGGGATCATGTAAAAGAATGGGAAAAGATACAAACTGAAAAAAACAAGCTTTTAATTAAGCCGAAACCTATTCATATTGAAGTTGAACCCGAAGAAATTAAAACTCAAAGTGATTTACTATTCGAAGAAGATGATATTAAACCAATTGAACAGGAAATCGAACCGAAACCGAAAACACCTAAACAGCTTGAACAGGACAAAGTCAAAACAGAACAGGAAAAAGAGGACGAATACACATCCGGGGACCCTCAACTTGACGCCCTTCGGAAGAAATCAACAAAAGCAAAATATATAAAACAAATAAATGACGCTGAAAAATCGAAAATAGAGCTTGAAAAAGTTCGTTCGAAGCTTGTAGAAATCGAAACGCTCGGGGATACCTGTATCGGCTACCTTGCGGCCTTTAATCATAATATTATGGACTTCCCGAAATCAATTGTTGACGATTTCGAAGCAGCTATGAAAACAAATAAAACCAGATCCGACAAAATCGATATAATATTAAAACCTATCTGCATTCAAATAAAAGAAACCATAAGTCAAATAACAACAGAGCTCGACCGGGAAAGAAACAAGGCCTATCGAGAAGAGCATAAAACTAAAAAAGAAATGGTATTATGAGGGGCAATCGATGACAGTTTTTATAGTTGAAAGATTCGGAGTTGATCAACAAGGAATATTCGGAATTTTTTCTACAGAAGAAAAAGCAAATAACGCCTTAAAAATTGCAAAATTAGGCGAAACAGATAATTATCATAGTTTCCAGATAGAAGAATTAACGGTCGATAATATACAGGACTATTTTAATAAAGACAGAAAAAAAATATGAGTAAAAACCCTCCCCGCGTAAAAAGTGACTTAGATTATTTATTTCACAAAATTCTTGAACTCCCGAAAGAAAAGATAACCGGAAACATTGTGGAAACTGCGGAACGAATCCGCGTATTCCCGCCCGGTTCACCATTCCCGGGAAAACAGAAATATTCAAAAACGCCGTATATGATAGAGCCGGCTATGGAGTTGAGCCCACAAAGTGACACCGTCGAAGTAGTTATTTGTAAAGCCGGGCAAATGGGCGCCACTGCCGGAACTTCTGAACCTCTGATTTTATTTAAAATAGATCAGGATCCGGGGCCAGTTCTTGCCATTACTGCAAATGATGAACTTGCGAAGACATGGAACGACGACCGGCTTGACCCTATGCTGAAGTATTCCGGGGTTATATCTAAATTAAAAAATACTATTGATAAAAATTCGCAGCATGGCGGAAAAGGAAACACCGCTTTAAAAAAGACATGGCACGGCGGGCGCCTTGATATAAAAACTTATGGTAAAGTTTCACAGATTCGACAGATTAGTTATTCACATGTTATTCTTGAAGAAGAAGAAGAAGCCGAAGCAGCTTTAAAAGCCCGGGGCGCGAAACAGGGAAAATTCCGGGATATAGCTTACGCCAGAACCAGAGCATACAGGGGCCGGCGAAAAATATTAAGGATTTCAACTCCTCTTATTAAAGAAACCTCGACAATATGGAAAGCTTTTCTTGATGGTGATCAAAATTATTATTATATTGCCTGCCCTGATTGCGGCCATATGCAGCGCCTTGAATGGAGATTTTTAAAATATTCTACTAATGAACACAAAATAGTTGATATAGAATCAGTTTATTACGAATGTCAGGGCGAAAGCTGCAATTATCATATAGCAAATGAAGAAAAAACCGCGATTCTTGTTCCCGAATGTCTCGGTGGTTCCGCAAAATGGATTCCGCATAATAAAGAAAAAGCCAGACCGAAAACAAAATCTTATCAATTTTCAGCTCTTTACGCGCCCGTCGGGATGGATTCATGGGCAGATTTAGCGCAACAATGGGTCGACGCTCAAGGGGACCCGGAAAAATTGCAGGTTTTTATTAATCTGAATCTAGGCGAACCGTTCGAAGATCAGAGCGACGCTCCCCCGGCCGAAACCCTTCACGTTTTAAAAGGTTCGTATCAGCGCGGGCAGCTTCCGACCCCGGATGAAGGTTTCCCGCTTTTTACTATGATCGGCGCTGACGTTCAGCATGGTAATAAACGCGGCGGAGAATGGGTCGTCGGAAAAGAGCCCCGGATTGAAGCGTCATTAATAGGCTTCGGCCTCAATAACAGAACGTGGGTAATTGAACACTATGTTATAAAGGGGGCCGTCACGGACTGGAAATCAGGCGCGTATAAGAAATTTAAAGACATGATTGTTAAAAAGAGATTTCCTATTCAACCATTAAAAATATTTATTGACTCTGCGCACCAAACTATTGAAGTAAAAAAATTCTGTAATGGCGGAAATAATATTTTCCCGATTATGGGTGACGGAAGAATGAAAGAAAAATTCTTTAAAAGAATTGACCTGCAGGATTACCGGTCCGGTGACGGTTCCCCGCTTGCCATGTATGAATTAAAAACGAATCCGGTTAAACGTCTTATATATAATAGACTCGGTTTAAGATATGACCAGATCGGGAAAGAATACCCTGACGGTTATATGATGTTCCCTGTTGATATTACGCATCAGTACTTTGAACAGCTAACAGCGGAGCGCCCGGTCCCTATTTTAAAGAACGGAAAAAAGATCGGTTACAATTGGGACGCCGGCGGGCGAAGCAATGAAGCGCTTGACTGTTTTGTTTATGCAATTATGGCGCTTTATGTTTATATGTTTGAAACAAGCGTCGCCGCCGGCGAAGAATCAACGAATGAAAGGGCTTTTTGGATTTATGCCGCGCGGAAGTTTTCGCACCGTTTGGCGGGATAACGTTTTAGAAACTTGATAAAAAATAGAAAGGGGTTTACAATAAAGCCATGAGTTGTACAAGCTTATATACAGACGACGAATTAGTCGACAAAATAAAAGAAATAAATGTTTCTCTCGACGAAGCTATTTCAAAAACAGATTTAGACACCGGACAGTCAAAACATGAAGTTTCGCAATCTCTCAGGACCTTAAGAGAACAGAGAGAATATTATATAAATCTTTTATATAATCAAAATCCCTCGCTTGCTGCATGTATTGCCGGGGAACAAGTTATTCAATACCGGGGGCGGCGATGTTAAACGACTACAGGGCCGCGCTTAGATGGTCCCGGGCTCAATCTAAGGTTAATAACGCCGTCGGCGTTTTATCAAAACACGGTTTAGGTTTTTCAAGAACTGACGGTGTTATAGGCGACCCGGGGAAGGTTTCCCGCCGCGAAAGCAAGAAAATTTCAGCAGCAACCGACACAATGGACAGATTCAAGGCCGGATTCTTTACAGAAAAGCAGCAGTTTAAACCAGAAAACCCCCTTGCACCTATTAGATATACACCAATTAAATTTGCAGATTATGCGAATGTACAAAAAAAATCACTTGAACAACTCAGCGAATCAATGCACTTAAGGGCCGGCGTAAAATTCTTACAGCGGGCCAACTTCGATCCGCGGTTACAGGCTCACCCGAATAGAAGAATTTTAAATATCTCACCTGAAGACGCGCAAAATTGGTCGTCTAATATTGAAAGTTTATGGAGAGATGATAAAGAATCAAAATCATGGGACGAATCTTTTCAAAATAATTATCCGCAGATTGCGGACATGGCTTTATGGTCATATGTTGGAATCGGTGAATTCTTTTGTATACGCCGGGCTTATTTCAATGACGCCGACAGAATAACAAATATATCATTACAAATGATTAGCCCTTTTCAGATTAAATCGCCTTATTGGTACGGGTCCCATTCAATAAATTGTTATAATTATAATGGTCATTCCCTTGTTGCTATTCCCGCCGGTGATTTCCTCGGGTCAATAGAGGATGGAAATTATGTTGAATCAGGAATTGAATATAATTCAAAAAATGAAGAAATAGCGATTTATATTGAACCTTCCCGCTTTGGCGAAGACTGGATCCGGATTCCCTGTAAAACTGAATCAGGCTTTCAACAGGTCTTACACGGTTTTAAACAATCAGACCCGGGTCAGAAAAGAGGAATGGCAGAAAGTGCGACAGCATGGCATGAATATTGTAATATTCGCGACCTATGTTTATTTGAACTTGAAAGCGCCCGTTTAAATACAGTTGTAGCCGGAACAGTTACGGCAGATTCCAACGCGCAGCCTAACGGCCGTTCAGGTATGGATAAAATCGGTGAAATAAATTGGGACGCTGTAGACGGTGAAGGGTCAACACTTGCGGCCTATGAAGATCCCGGATATTCTGTTAGGTCCGTAGAGGGCGGCGGTTTTATTGTTCAGAATTTTACACCCGGTTACAAATATCAAGAATTAAGCACTTCTCGGCCGAATGTTAATATTCCTAAATATATCGACGAATTACTAAAATATATTTATCCTAGTAATTTCGGATTAGCAATTACAGTCGTTAATCATAAATTTGAAGGATCTTACAATGCTTCAAAAGGCGCAATTGATCTTTCATGGAAAAACGGCGTTGAATATGAATTAAAACAATTCTCCTCGGATTTCCATAGGCCTAATTATTCCGCATGGTTAGCCGGAAAGGTAGCCACAGGCGAAACAATCGCGCCCGGGTGGGAAATTCCCCGAAGCCGGAACGCATGGGCCAGTATGTCAATTATAACACCGCCTAGACCTTCCTTGAACCCATTTCAGGAAGCAAGAGCGGCCGCAATGAAAATAAAAGAGGGCGTTTCTAATCGTGAATATGAATCGCAGCAATTAACAGGAACATCCGCTGAAGAAAACGCCGAAAGGTTAAGAGGCGAAAACGAAAAACTTTCATTCGCGAATGAACCATTATCAGAAAAGGAGACCTCCGGAAATGCCTAGATATATTTATTATGCAATGGAAGAAGAAACCTTACAGGGTTATATTGATCATAAAAATTTGATTTCTGAACAGTCTATCAACCTTTCAGCTGAAGAAGTCAGTAGAATAAAACTAGAACTTGAAGAATTCCGGGTAAATGACCGGGTTTTATTCACCATTGACGGAAACACCGCTTCAATGAATATTTCAGGCGTTCTGGAACCAAAACCGGACCCCTGCGCAATAATGTTCGGCTTTGACATGACGACTTATTCCGATATTATAAACGGTATTTCTGAAGCTGAAGCGAACCCGGCAATTGAAAACATGAAATTGTTTTTCGATACTCCCGGGGGAAATATCGTCGGGCTTTTTAAGGCCTGCGATTCTGTCCGAAATTCTTCTTTGAATATTACCGGAATAGTTGTCGGAATGGCTGCAAGTGCGGGATATGCTCTTTTATCACAATGTGATAGAATAGAATTAGAAAATGAATCAAACGAAGTCGGTTCAATCGGCGTCAGAACTGACAGAATTGACAGGACAGAACAGGACCGACAAAACGGCGTTGTTCGTCATACGCTTGTTTCAGAAAATGCGCCTAATAAAGTTTCTGATATTTCAACAGAAAAAGGAAGACTGCAGGTTATTGAAAGAATAACCAAATTTGAAAGTGTATTTATTGATTATGTAGCAATCGGCAGGAATACCACCGCCGAAAACGTAAAAGAGAATTTCGGAAAAGGGGGAATGCTCATCGCCAGAGAAGCCCTTCAAGCCGGAATGATTGATAACATAATTTCAACCATAAATAAACCCGTCGCTTTAAGTGACGTTAAATCGCCTGTAAGCATAACCGGCCAGACGGAAACATTAGAACAAGGAGATAACATGGCAGACATTACCATGAGTGAAGAAGATTTTCAGGCAAAAATCGAAGCCGCCGCAAATGGCGCCGCCGAAAAAACAGCCGAAAAACTGACAGCTACATTTGAAGCTGACAGAAAAGCAGAAGCAGCCGAAGCGGAAAGAAAATCCGGTTTTAGTGCTCTTCTGGCCGCCTATCCTGAACAGGCCTCAATGATTAACGACGAAATCGCAAAAGAAGACGCACACGCGACCGCAGAATTTGCGCTTAAAGTCGGATCCGCTGAAAAGTCAAGGCTTTCAGCAGCTGCAGAACTTGAAGCAGCAGCAAAAGAGAAAACCGGGGAAACTGGAACAAAAACAAACGCTTCAGAAAAAAATTCCGGGGACACTTTCATGTCCGAATTTAAAGGAGCTATGTAATGTCACAGACTCAAATAGATCATAATGACCTGTTTTATGGTGTAAAAGGCGAACCGGCCAGAATCAAAAAACAGACAATTTTGACAACCCAGGGCGTTCTTGCGCCCGGGACTGTTCTTGTTCCCAATGCGGCCGGGAAATTGATTGTTCCCGCAGATAAAACAACATTAACAATCGGTTGGTGTATTCTTCTTGAAACTGCAGACACTGGAAGCGGCGACGTAACCGGGGTTAAAACTGGAATTTCAGGCGGAATCGACGAATCCGACATTCGTCTTGTTGGGGCTCTTGCTGCATATGACGACGGCGTTCGGCAGTTGTTACAGCAGGCCAGTATTTATGTTCAGAACAGAACAAATTCAATTAAAGTAGCAGGAGAGTAAAACCATGAGTAGCATAATTGATGCATATCAGAGGTCTTATGAAGCCATCGCGGCCGATCAGGATCTTGCCGTAGCAACGCCGTTTACAGCGATGCACCTTCAGCAGAAACCTATGATCGATTTCGGAACTGATCAGGTCACAATCGAAGTATACAAGGGAAATAGAAAAGTTGCTCCTTTGGTTTCTCGAAGAACACCCGGTTCAGATATTGACGACACAATTATCCGCCCCGGTGTTTCTGGCGCTAATGATTATCTTTTCGCATTAATTCAGCAGGAATTACAGCTGAACGCCGGCGAACTGAATAAGAGAATTCCCGGTGAAACACCTTTCACTACTGGAAACGCTGACGACATTAAAATGATGCGTCAAAGATTCTGGATGATGAAAATGGCAATGGATGCCACAAAAAGAATTCTTACAAGAAATGAATTGCTTGCGATTCAGTCTTATTTCGAGGCTGAACAGAATATCGGTGATACTTTTCAGGGCGCGACAAAACTTGTTTTTCCTCGTTCCTCAACGCTGAAAAATAGAACTGTTTCTGTTTCATGGGCAGCAGCTGCGACCGCTGCTCCATGGACCGATTACGGAAACGCTCAGAAAGAAATTAAATCAAAAAGCCAGATTGATGGTAAAAACGTTTGGATTTCTTTCCTTCCTTCCGCTGCAATGGAAAACCTTAAGGCTGTTTACAGAAGTCAGAGAGCCGCGAAAGATACAGGGCCAAACCTTGAATACAACGAATTCAAGTTCAACCCTGAACAGGAAGTTCCGCAGGGATTCCAGTTCCTTATCGATAATGGTATGGAATATAACGGATGGATTCGGTCTGATTACAGTAATTCAAGAATTCACCTGTTTACGCTTCCTGAAGGCTATGACTCGACAGCAGACGACAGCGCAGAAACTTACACTGACTTTTTGTCTGGTAATACTGTTTCTCTTTGCCTCTTCAGTCCTTCATACTTTAAAGCGTATTTCGGACCGGGGAAGAAAAATCCTCCTTCACTCGATCTTTACCAGAGAATTCTCCCCGCAATGGATATTCCTTCCGTAAGTCCTGCCGGTCTTACTCTCGGAACTTCTTTTGTTCCCGCAAGAACAATGTTATTGAATCTTTTCGAGCTCGGGAAAAATGAAGGTTTCGGCGGCGTTATTGAACACGCTCCGATTTTCGCAAATATTCGACCTGATGTTGTCGCTACTATCGCAACAACAACAACAGCGTAAGGGGGTTGATATTATATGAACGATAAAGAAAAATATTACCTTAGAAAGGGAACAAAAATCGGGAACCCTTCCCTCCCGGGCGGGACTCTCGAGGCTAAAACCGATTTTCTTCTTGTCGAAAAGAAATATTATCCCATAATCGGGGCTAGTATGGATTATCTAGTTTCTGCCGGAAAAGCTGTTACGGCAGCCGGACGGGTTGAAATAGAAGATAAAGAAAGAAAAGAGGCTGCAGCTGAAGAGCAAAAAAAAGAAGATGAAGCAGCAAAAAAGAAGCTAAGAGCCGAAAGGCTTGACGCTCTTAAGGTTCAGGCTTCCGAATTGAAGATTGAATTTGAAAAAGGTACTTCATACAAGGACCTTGAAGAACTCATTGCAGACAAAATCGCCGCCGATAAAAAAGCCGGAGAAAATAAATAATGAGTTTGCTCGACTTTCACGCTAAGACGCTGAAAAAATCAGTAAAATGGCACGGCCGGCCCGTTACATTAACGGACCTGAATGACGTTGTTTATGTTGGTTTAATCGCGCTTTGGAATGACGTCGAGCATGTATTAAAAGTTGAAAACTTGAACGGTGATCCAATGGGCAACCGTTCAAGTTTATATATTGACAGGGATAGTTTACAACTTGAATCAGGAGAAATAAAACCCGTCGCCGGTTGGATAGCTTTTGGAAGTCCGAATTCTTACGATGCAGAAAAAGAATATTTAATCGAAATTCCGAAACAAGATTTTCAACTACCCGGGCTTTTAATGTTTCTTTCTGATATTAACCCGGGCGCTACAAAATGGGATAAACCATCATGAATGCTTTTAAACTTGAAAATCCAATTCTTGAAAAAATTAAATCAGTCGTCGAAACTTTTTTAACTGATAAGGGCATAATTGCAAATATCGTTTATTTTGATTTCGAACCTTCTGAAATGATGATTGACGGAATGGACAAAGACGGCGCAATTGCTGTTTATGCGAAAGAAATTTCATTTAAGCCGGGCGAAGGTTCAACAACAGGAACGCAAGATAGCACAAATTTAATTGCTATTGATTCTTACGGATTCGGGGACCCTTTAAAAGATATTTCTGATAATTGGGAACCTACAATAAAAGAGGCGCAGAATAGAGGCGAAATTTTAACAACCTTGTCTTATAAGGCTGTTATGGATCGAACTGAATATGATAACGCTTTCGGAACTGATATTGATCTTTCAGATAAATTCCCGCAGTCAATTATCAAATATAGCCCTCAAGGTGTATCAGAACACAAAAGAGGCGCTTGTATTTATCGGTCGGTCTATTCTTTAAGAATTGAAGAAGATCCTCCACAAGAGCCATTAGGACCGAATCTTTCCGGTTCCGATTGGACTTCACCAACATATAACCCCGGCGAAGAGCCGGAAGCATAGGGAGTAAAATATGCCTATATTAACCACAGACATTGCAAGTATAAAAGGGGTTTCAACAGTTGAAAAACTTTTTGCAATACTTGTAACTCTTTTAATGTCTCGCCAAATTCTGGCCGGAGGATATGACCCCGCGAAAACTGGAATTTCGGCAGATACACCATACACCATTTTAAACGCACCGGCTGCCGCAGAACTTTTCGGGTTCGGGTCACAGCTGCATAGAATGGCAACTTATTTTTTTAAGTCTGCCGGATCTTCCGTTCCCTGTACTGCTTTTCCTTTAGCAGCAGCAGCAGGCGGCGCAGCAGCGACAAAAACAATAACATTCGCCACAAATGCAACCGGATCCGGAACGTATATTTTCCGCCTCGGTTCATATCTGAATGAAGATATTTTAACTTTATCAGTATCTTCAGGTTCTACACCTGACGCAGTAGCCGCCGCACTTGCAGCGCTAGTCGCAACAAAACCGAATTTGCCATTTACTGCCGGCGTAGCTTTGGGCGTTGTTACTCTTACAGCGAAAACCCTTGATTTGACTTCCGAAAGCCTTCAGGTAACAATTAACCAGAAAACAGAAGAAGGGGCCTTACAGCCTGCAGGAATGACCGCAGCTGTCGCCGACGATGTAACCGGGATCGGTTCTTCAGATTTAAGTAATTTATGGGCTTATATTGCCAGTGAACAAACACCATGGAATACAAACATTGTTCATCCATATATTACAGCGACAGAACTTGACGGCGGACGCGATGCAATCGGGAACCCTAATCAGTTAACAGGCCTTTATGATTCAAAAGATTATAGACCGGCCCATATTTTTACTGTAGATACTGCCGGCGGCGAAGCAGGTTTAACAGCTGCAATCGTTTTAGGTGAATCAAGAAAAAATACGGACCCCGCAAACTGTAGACTTGCGGCGCCTGATTATCCAGAATTAAGCCATGAAATAGCGTCTTATGTTTCCGGGTTTATTGCTTTAAATGCAATGGTTCGAAGTTCTTCAGGTTATACAAGGTTGCAAATGCCCGCATTATACGGCCCGCTCGACCCTGCGGAAGACTGGACCACAATTGCACCGGCAGGCCTGAAAGCTTATGACAATAGAAATAAGGCTGTAAGGGCAGGAATCGCACCGATTATATATAAAGGTGAAATAGCGCAGCCGGGCGACGTCGTCACATTCTGGCACCCTGACGACAACCAGAACGCGCCTTTTAAATATGTTGTCAATGCTCGTAAAATTTGGAACTGTCAGAACCTTACAGATATTTATCTGAATGGAACCGATTTACTTGATAGGCCTATCGTAAATTCTGTTGCAGCTGTAAGACAATCTGAACTTGCTATCGATGCCGATACCATTCAGGCAGGACTTGCGCAGATTGCAGGCGTCTTCGAAAATTTCGGTTGGATTTATGGTGCTGTTTTTACAATCAGAAATACAACAGTAACCGAAAATGACACCAACCCGGACCGATTCGACATTGTAATGCCTATCATTACATCCGGAAACAACAGAGTTAATTCCGGCGAAATTCAGGTAGATAGAAACTTGCAGGCTTTTGACCTGACATTAAGCGTATAGGGGGGCTACCATGGGAAAAGGTGGAGCTACAAGAAAATTAATTTTGGGCGGCCTTGAATGGGAACTGTCGTCTGATAATGATAAAAACTTCACTATTGGTGGAGTTTACATGACGGAATATCAGGAAACAACCGGGAAACCGTTTTTCTTGATTGATAAAATTTCCGGGAACCTGAAAGGGGTTGAAGGTCGATTGAGTCATCAAGACGGAACATTACAGAATTTTAATGATCTTCTTGAACAGTGCGCAAACGGGGAACCTGTTTCGGCAATGTGGATTCCCGCAGATAATGCGAAATACACCGCAGCAGGCGGAGCGAATCTGATTGTATCGGGCGCCGGTGACGGAATGTTGACAACCAGAGAAGGAAAAGTGACTTTTGATGTAATTCCTGTTGATGGGAAATGGATCAAAGCTTAGTATTAGATTAACCGAGCCGGGCGGATTTATTCCCGGCATTTTTTAAAGGAAAAAACTATGTCAATTATGAAAAAAGAAGAAAGGAAATTCGCGCTTTCAAAAGAAAACGCGACAAAAGAATTTGATAGTATCGTTTCAGCTTTCGGTTTTAATATTTCAACCGATGCAAAAGAGCGAATTGTCAAGATGACAATTAATTCAATCGATATGGAAACATCGCAGGAACTTTCCGACGCCGACGCCATGATTCAGAAAATTATGGAAGGTAGAATAAAATTCGATGAAGAAAAAACAGAAATTGTTTACAATTTGAAAAAACCTGTTTCAACCGGCGAAAATGGCGAAGTCTCAACAAATGAAATCAGATTTGGGGAATTCACAAGGGCAAAACAGAAAGGATCCGGGGTCCCTCTTAATGAATGTAATTTCGGAACCCTTCCAGACGAAAAAATGGAAGTCCTTTTAATGGCCCTTACTGGAATTTCCGACCCTTCATTATTTAATAAATTGAATGTAACATCATTCAACGACTTAAGAATGATAGGCGGCTATTTTTTTCTTTAACACTGCAGCGGGTTGCCACGGTCTGCGCCCGCTTCGGAATGTATCCTAGTGACTATTATAAAAGTCATGATTGGAATGATTTGTCACTTGATTATGAATCAGCGACAGTTTTAAATGAAATAGACCAGAAAAAAGAAGAAGCGAAAATGAACGCCATGTTTGGCAATAAATAGATTTTGGGGGATGAATGGCACGCCGTTTTTTAGTACAAACTGATTTTACAGCAAAAAATAATATGTCACCTACTATAAAACGGATAAATAAAGACTATGGAAGATTTGCGGCAAATATTACCGATAAAAATTCCATGGTTGGCCGCTCTTTTGGCGGGGTTAATAAAGTAATAAACCGGGTTGCAATGGTCGGAATGGTTGCTTTGATAGCCGGCGCCGGAATAGCAGCCCGCGAATTCGTAAAACTAGACCATTTTATAACATCCGCAGGCGCAAAATTTAAAGATATTGATTCAACCTCGATTACATTTCAAGATAATCTTGATAAACTTTCAGAAGCTGCCCGGGCCGTAGGGGCCGACACCGAATTTGCAGCCACTGACGCGGCCGGCGCCTTGGACAAATTCGCAATGTCAGGCCTCCGATCGGATCAAGCTATGGCATTGCTTCGCGGGACCACAGACCTTGCGACAGCCGCAGGAACAGACCTGACTACCGCCGTTGATATTGCAACCGATTCGCTCGGCGCTTTTAATTTAGAAATAGACACCACGGAACAGGCGCAAATGTCTCTTGCCCGCGTTTCCGATGTAATGGCAAAAACTACAACAACAGCAAATACAAGCCTTCAAGATATGTTCGAAGCTATAAAGGCCGGCGCGCCGGCTTTTACTTCAGCAGGTCAAGAGCTTGAAACATTCGCCGCATTTACGGGCGTTTTAGCAAATGCCGGAATAAAGGGCGCACAGTCTGGAACTTCCCTGCGAAATGTAATGTTACGACTCGCGAAACCTACCGGCGAAGCGGCCGACGTTCTGGAAAAATTAGGGGTTACAACTGCCGACGCTGACGGGAATTTCAGGGATGCTATAGACATTCTCGGCGACATGGAAAAAGGCCTTCAGGGAATGGGAACCCAACAGAGAACCGCAGCGCTTGCAACCGTCTTCGGCGCAAAAACAGTAACAGGAATAAATATATTACTTGCTGAAGGTTCCGACGCTTTAAGAACTTACAGGGGCGATTTAATTAATTCAACCGGTGCCGCTTCAAATATGGCCAAAGCAATGAGAACCTCCCTTTCTTCTCAGATCGCTATATTAAAATCCGGTTTAATAGAAATAGGTTTAAGATTTGTTGAAGCTTTTGAATCTGACGGCCGCGGGGCTCTTCAGGGGCTTATCGAAGCCGTTCAAGCTTTAGACATAACACCATTGATTAAATTTGCAAAATTGATTGTCGGAATAATAACTTTTATCGGGAAACATTGGAAAATATTAATTTCCCTTGCAGTCGGAATAAAAGCAGTTGCTGCCGCAATGGTTATAATGAATATCATTACAGCTGTATTCGGAAAAACTCTTGAAGCAACACCAATCGGAAAAATAATTGTAATATTGTTTCTACTTGCTGCCGCAATTACATTCGTCGTTCTTAATTGGGATAAAATAACCGCTGCCGTAAAATGGTTTTGGGGCGTAATTGTAAAAGCTGCAATCGCCGTCAATAATTTTGCAATATTTCTCGCTCAGAAACTTGTTCAAGGTTTAAAAGCCGCGTGGAATTGGATTGCAAATGTCGGACAGAAATTTACTTTTATATTGGGACCTATTGGAATGTTAATTACTTCTTTAATAGAAATAATAAAACAATGGGATAATATAAAATCAGCTTTTCAGGACGGCGGCTTTTTATCTGGAATAATGGCAATCGGCGACGCCATACTTGCCGGACTTCTCGCGCCTCTTCAAGGTGTTTTAGAACTTGCGTCAAAAGTGCCGGGACTCGGAAGACTGGCCGAAGGCGGGGCGCAGAAAATAGCCGAAATCCGGGCAGGCCTTGGCGGTTCTGGAAATACAATCGGAACCCCGGGAACACCAACGCCATTTACAGGAACTCCGGGTAGCTTAAATTCAACTATAGATGTAAACTTTAATAATAAGCCTGAAAATGTCGATATAGTCGGCGGAAGAAAAGCGGCAACCGGCGTAAATGTTAATATAGCGCCGGCGTTCAGTCCATAGGGGTAATCATGGGTGTAGATGTTAAATCATTAAGAGAAAATGCAGATCAAATTTTAATTGATATAGAATCGAAAACTAATCAAAATACGCCGGCCCTTCCTGTTGCCTATAATAGAGCGGTCGCGAATTCTGTTGCTGCAATGGCTTTAATTTGTCAGCTTCATAATATCGATCAAAGAAAGGAATGTTTCCCGCAAACAGCTTCGGAAGAAATCGGCCTTCCTTTATGGGCGGAATTAACAGACAGGCCTCGGAATACTGGAAATCAGGCGGAACTACAAGTAACAGCGACCGGAACAAATGGAACCGTAATCGGTACAGGTTCAACGGGTCCGACATGGAAAGCGTCAACAGGCCTACTTTATACCGTAAAGACTGGCGGAACAATAACCGGCGGCGTAGCTTCTATTTCAATAATAGCGAATCAATCAGGCGAAGAGGGAACATTAAATGTAAGTCAGACCGTAAAACTTACAACAACAATTCCCGGAATTGATCCGGAAGCGACAGTAACATTGATAAATGTTCCCGGGACTGAACCGGAATCAATAGATTCGTGGCGGACCGCTATTGTTCAAATTGCAGCTTTTCCTCCGCAAATTGGGTCAGCTGCATGGTTTTATGAAAAAGCTTTAGAGGTTCCCGGAATTACCAGGGCTTATCCTTATTCTGATTTAGATTTTCCCGGGCGTGTTGAAATTTTCGCTGTTGCGGATGATAATGTTGACGGAAACCCGACGCCCTCGCAACTTTCAGATATTGAAGATATTTTTACAACCGCCGGAAATGATATTTTATGGGCTACCGGAATTCTTCCAAACCTTGAAAAAAGAATTGAAGCTTTCGCCTCCCCTATCGATGAATATAACGTCGTTATTGTTGAAGGGGCCCCGGCTCTTTCGGCAACTTTAAAAGTATCAATTGAAACGGCTATAAATGATTATTTCTTAACAAGAAATCCATACATAAAAGGTTTATCTTTAGAAGATCAGGGCGCAATCGAACGGGCCGCAATTATTGCCGTTGCACAAAACACCATAGAGGCGCAAGTCGGTGACACTGGAAGAATTGCAGACATAGGACTTCAAAAAGTAGCCGAAGCCGCGGCCGATATTTATATATTAGATCCCGGGACCAGAGCAAAAGCAATAATAAGTTATACTTAAGGAGAATTTAAATTGAGTACAACCATTTCAGAAAAAGCGATTTCCTCATTATTCCCGAAAGGTGAAATTGCATGGGAAGGAATGAGCGGGGGAACTCAAAAAGAAATTTCCGACGGTTTAGCCGTTCAAATGGAGCGCGACAGAATAAACGGGGAAAACATTGTAAAAGATTTTTTTCCAGAAACTACAACATTTCTGGAAGAATGGGAATTTACTTTCAGGCTTCCAACAGGTGAACTTTTAACAGATGAACAAAGAATAGCGCGACTAAATGCCGCATGGACAAAAAAAAGCCCCGCTGCATATACTCTTATGAATGAAATATACGCGCTTTCTGGTTTCGACGTAATCGCAAGACCTCTTGACCCTGCAGAGGATCCGCGCGTAATTGCAAATACTGACGTTGATATAAGAACAAATTTATGTAAATGTGGAGCCGCCCGCTGCGGGCAGCTTTCAGAGTCAAGCCGTTGCGGTTCTTTTGAAGTCGACAAGGGCACCGAATCCCCTATAATTTTCGGCGACGGCCGCCCCGGTGAAATAGTTTCAAATTATATTACAAAATGCGGCGTTTCTCGCTGCGGATTATTGCAAACTTCTTCACTTTGCGGAAATTTTCAAGGTTCAAGATTTCTTCCGGCGAATTTTATTATTCCGGATGAAGTTTGGACATGGCCTTTAATTTATATTCTTGAAAGATCAGACGGGGAATTCGCGCAAGTGCCTATTGAATTACAAGACGCATACGATTTTTTAACACTGAAAATAAAACCTAATCTTATGTGGGCGATTTCCCGGGTTGAATATGTTGACGGAGGTATGTTGTGATAAATAATTCTCAGTATATCGGTGAACCCGCTATAATTGAAGGTGATTTAATTAAAAGGGGCGGTGATTATCCGCGCAATTATGGAATAGACAATATGATTTATATTCTTGTTGGTACTAATTCCGGATATTGGGGGAATCTAATTGAACCTATAGGCTCACAGATTCCCGGGGGGCTCGAAAAGCTCGAAGGTGAACCCATAACATCAAGTTTCTTGTCGCGTCATTCTGGAGCCGTAGAACTGGCCTTGTCGCCGCTAATTACGACCGACATTGCGAAGTCAATAAAAATTGAATCTTTTAACCCTTCAGCTGATCGAATTGAATGGACAGGTTTAATTATAATGAAAGATGAAAGTAAATATTTCTTCGATTCCGAAAACGGAACCGGCGAATATATATAAAGGGGTTATTTATGGCATTTCCACTTATTCCGGGATCGAACCCGGAAACAGAAACAATTGACGCTGACAGTTGGACGCTTGTTGCGCAGGGTGTAAAAGCTTCAAAAGTTCATAATGACTATCAAGGTTCAGAACGTGCCTATATTACCTATGTAACAACAGGCGACCCGGCCCCTGTTGGTTTCAATGTTCCAAAATGGAAAATTCCAGAATCTTACGCAGAATTTGAAGATAGTATTACGCCCCGCGATATTTATGTTTATCCTCAAAATGTCCCCGCAAAAATAACGGTTGAGGCTTAAAAATGAATGATATAATAAAATTCGGTCCGGGGATAGGAGCTGCAGGAAGCATAATTTCAGGATCAGTTTCAACCTTTCCCGCGCTTCCAGACCCGTCATTACACATTAAAGAATTATGGTATGTTTCCACAGCTACAGGCGGCGTTTTATCAATAATTAATGTTTACAAATACCCGAAAGGCCTATACTCTCCGAATCCTGCGGGAACATTATGGGAATTAGTCCCGATAAATGTAAAAGTTTCTGAAGATTCAACAACCCTTGTAAATTTGACAAACTGGACTGAATTTTATGGATTTGCTTTTGATATATCCGCCGGCGATACTCTTATATATAATGGTCAAAAATTCGTAAATAAAACCGGCGCAATGTCAACAACTGCCCCGAATCTTGATGAAACAAATTGGGGCAGCTATTTAGACCTAGCGCCGAATTTAAATACTCCATATCGCGCCGGGCGAATTTGGTTCGATTCGGAAAATAAATCGCATATGATGGCGACAGGATATAATGACGTTTCTGTAGATGTTGGAAGAGAAAACCATACTGAAGTTTTTAATAATACAATAACCACAATAAAAAACGGCGACCCCGTATCATTAGCCGGAACTTTTACCGGAATTCTTCCAGACGTAATACCAACGGATTCAAGCTTTGTTTTTAGCGCTTTAGCTTTTGCAGGCGTCGCAACAATGGAAATTCTCCCGGGTGAAAGCGGACTTGTTACAGAATTCGGCCTTGTAAAAGGCGTGAACACTCAGGCACTATTACAAGGTTTTATTTATGCTGATTCTTTCGGGTGGTATACTCAGGACCGTCCACTATATCCGAAAAGAAGATTATTTGTCGGCGGTGTCGTAAAAACCGGCGTAACAGACGGAATTATATCTGTAGGCGCCAGAAATTTGAGTAGATCAGATTTAGGTAAATCATACGGTTTCACTTCTCAGGGCCTTGGGGCCGGGACATACAACAAGGGAGGGTTTTACGAATGGTCGACCACGGATATACTATTAAGTCAAGCGAATTTAACACAAACTTACGGAACTGTCGGGAGGGCCTATGCTGCCCATGTTGGAATTGTACCATCCGGCCCCGGTGTAGTTGATACCGGTCAAATAGGTTTAAGAGTTACAGGAATCGAAGATAGCGAAACAGGAATTCAACTTGCCGGACAAATTGGAATAATAACAGATGATATAACAACCCTTACGGCCGACGTAATGGCCGAAACATCGGAAAAGTTTTCAGGTCAAGTAACTTTTGAATTATATGTCGTATCAGGCGCCCCGGCTGCTTATAGTCTATCATTCAATTATGGATATTCTAAATATGACGATTTAGGGAATAAGAATTTTACATTAACCGGAATAGAATGTATTTGGAAAGGGAACGCCCTTGATCTTAATTTCGATATTGCTTTAAAACATCATAGGCCGACTGGATGGACCTATGCGGCGGCGGGCTTTCTTCCCGGAAACGGTGACATTGCAAGAAAAAGCGTCGATCAAATACTTGCCGGCAATGTTGTCAATAATCTTGATGGAGCATGGAAAAGGGTTGAATTAAATGTTTTCATAAATGGTAATGGTTCAGAGGGAATTTTATGGGAAATAATAACAACTGCAAATAATACAATTCAAACAATGGATTTGCATATTAGCGCGGCTAGTGAGGAATTATAAATATGATATATTTACAAAAGAAAAATAATTAAATGGATTCTATCTTTAACTTTATTGCAACACTTTTTATTCAGGCCTTCACCGTTCATCCTTGGCAAACTGGATTTTTTACTGTTATAATTTTACTTGTTTCATACCTCTTATTTGGGAACAGGTTCATAAAAAAAATGCAGATTACATCTATTGATTATCACATCGTAAAAGAGCAAATGAAATTTTCAGAAGAAAAAGCGGATTTGATTGAAGATTCATTAACAAGGCTTTATTTAAAAATGAGAAAAGACGCCCGGGGAACAAAAATCGGATTAATGAAAGACGATGAAGTTCAACACTTTCAATTAATGCTTAAATACCTGAAGAAGAAATCTTTAAAATATTTACGGCATTCTTTCCGGGAGAATCATCTTGCAGAACGCGAAAATTATGAACAATGGATCGATCAAAGATCAGAAGAAATTTTAAGAAATTTAAGGGAATTATTAAACGCGTGGTTTCCTTCAAAATCCGACCCGGGCCTCGAACATTTTTACGATAGATATGTTGTAGAGAAACGGCCAGAAGTAAAAGACGCTTTAAAATCAAGTCTTCGGGAAGCAAGAGAAATAACTCTTCGATTTAAAAAAAGAAAATATGTCAAGAATTATATTAAAATGATAAGCGGTTAAAGGGGTTTATTGTGGAAAAAATAGAATTGATCAATTACGCTGATTTAATAGAAAAATGCGGGGATTCAGGAAAAAAATCAAACATGGTTTATGAAAAATTTCCTTTTCCTTTAAAATTAAACGGCGACAGTTCTTTAATGTGTTATACTTTTTGCGGTCATAAAAGAATTGCTGCAGCTGTAATCGATGCACTTAAAGAAATTCTTGATATTTACGGAATCGATTTTATACAAAAACATAATCTTGATTGGTACGGAGGCTGTTTTGAAGATAGGAAAGCCCGGGGATCTTCTCGCATTTCAGTTCATGCGTGGGGAATGGCCGTTGATTATTTGCCGCAGCTCGGGCGCCTTGGCGAACCTTCCCGAATTCCTTATCATATTGTCAGCGCATTTAAAAACCGCGGATTCGAATGGGGCGGAGACTGGAACAGAACTGACGGAATGCATTTTACGGGGGTAATGGAATGAAATTTTTACTATGGTTATTAAGTCTTCCGGGGAAACTTTGGAAATCTCTTGAAGAAAAAGGAAAGTATACAACTTTCGTCGGCTTATGTATGATAATATCGGCAGTTGTTAAACCGATGATTCAGCACAATAAAGGCGTTGTTTTTGAAGATGGTTATATGTGGCAAATTATTTATTTCGTTTTAGGCGGAATCCTTTTAATAATATTGCCGTCATATATGAAAATTTCAAAAGATGGTTTTGAGGTAAAAGATTAATGAATACTTTTTTATTAATAATTAAAATTCTTCCATGGGTCCTTTCTTTAATCGGAATCGGAAACGGTGTTTTTGCTAAATTCAGATTAAAAAAGAAATCTGAAAAAATTGAAAAACTTGAAAAAGAAAATAAAGAAACCCATGAAAATTTGACTGAAGAAATAAAACGGTCAAATGAAATAAAAAAACAAGTCAATGATTTGTTAGAATTTCAATCAAATGATTCTGAAATCGAATCAAAAATGAATGAACATGTAAAAATCTTAAAAAAGGCGGGAAGCGATGACAGCATTAAAACAGCACTTAAAGAAATTAGTTCTGATATTCGCAGTATCTATAATAACAATTAGTTGCGTAACTACCGAAAAAATAGTTTACCGGGATAAAGAAATCATTATTCCCGGAATGATTGATAACGCGAATCTTGACGATTCCTATTCAATCACAGTGAATGAATATAAATTGATTATTCAAGAATTCCGATGGAAAATTCTTTATTATGAAATAAAGAAAAACGCCGGACAAATAACACCCGATCAATACAATAGCTTTAAAGACAAATATAATGCTATAGTTGAAGAGATAAACGACAAAATAAAACAATTAGAATTATTGGAGTGAGGAAAAAATGTCAAGAGCCCTTAATTTAACGGCCCCGGATATAGGGGCGCCAGACGCTAACAGGCCAGAAGGTTTTTATTTAGATGAATCCGTATCGGATCCCGGGACCCCGATTCTTGCAGACAATAAGAATGATATTTATACATTCTTTTCAAGAATGATGGAATATACAGGGATAACGTTTAATAACGTTGTCGATCAAAACGACACTTCGCAATTCTTTGAAGCTTTAAGGCGTATTGCCGCAATACCCGAAAAGCAAACCGTTTCAGTATCTTCGACTTTAGCATTAGGCCCCTATGATTGGGAGGTTGAAGTCGATTTATCAATTGGTAATATTTCTATAAATCAATTACCAGTTCCTAATTTTATCGGACAGAAAATACATATATATGGGGTTGGTTCTGGAATTGGATACATTGCCGGTGGAACAGGATTGTATGCAAACGGTGTATATTTTACAGAGAATACTGGAGGCGTTTTTCTTACGGCTGTGTCTATGACTGAATACAAACTATACCCAGGAGTTACTGCCAAGTATGTTATTGTTGGTCAAACAATAAAACAGTATGCCGACGGTAGCATGGAAAACAGCAGCAGTGTAACTGTTGCAACGTTTTTAAATTACGTGTATTCAATAGCGTTTATCTCTGTTATAGATATATCATTTAAAATTACAAACGGCGCGTCAGGTCTCGGATATTTTGCAATAGTATCTTCCGTTAGTAATACTACTGCCGGTTTGAATACCCTGACAGCTGTAGGCGGCCCATCAACTAGAGTCTGTTTTGTAACGACAAAAGGGGAATATTAAGATGAAAATACAAGCAATAAAATCTCAGACAAACAAATCTGATATTCTGGAATTAAAAGGAACAGAATTGACAATAAATGGCACTATTTACGATCTTAATAATTTACAGCCATACCCGACAGAAGAAAACGCAGATATACCGGGTTTTATTGAAACAGAAAGATGTTATACCGACGCCAACGGAATCGATCAGATAAACATAAAAGTCTCTCAGGAACACTCTTTCTTATTCGTAAACAGCAATTATCTGCTTTTTCACGACAAAGATTTAAACGGCGAATTAGATCTTAATGAGTTGAAAGGATTAATTGATTGCTATAATTTATCAGAACAAGATAGACGAAAAGAACATCTTGAATATAAGGCGACTTTTTCAGATAAAGAATGGTCAACCCGGCGGGCAAATGTTTTAAAAATTAAATAATAAAGGGGATTCCCCTGTTCCGGTGACTTTGTTTTATAGTTTTTTCACATTGTCACCGGGTTTTTTATTTCAGGAGTCATTATGTTTTTATCAAAAGTTACAGGATATATAAAAGATAAGTATAGAGGCGGCGCGAAAACTGTTTCTATATCGAAAATTCAAGCCAGATCAAACGATTACACTTCACAGAATATGTTTGCGCCCGGAATAGAAATTAACCCCGCGGACGGCGAACAATTAGTAATTGCAAAGATTGACGGTTCAAGCTCTTACATGGTATCAATTGCGGGAACTAATCAAGAAATTGAACCAGATACGGACCGCGGGGAACGCCGTTTTTATTCTTCAACTCCAGATGGAAAAACAATCAAAGCAATTATTAAATTAAAAAATGACGGTGAAATAGAAATTATTAGCGGCAACGGTTCAATTAAAATGAATGGTTCAACAGGTCAAGTCAGCATAAATGACAATTTCACAGTAGATGTATAATGAAAAATATAGCAGTCGAAGGAATGACATTAATATTTTCTGACCCGTTAGTAAATGGAACGATTGCCATTGTTGGCGCTGCTTCATCAAAAGTAAAAGCAACAACAGGAGTTTATAAAGATGGACTTGAAATTTCTGTTTCTGCAATTACCTATCCTTCCGCCGGAGCAACGATTCCGGATCCCGGACCTTATTCATCGAATATAAATAGTTCAGCTGTAAAAGTAAAAGCCGAAACTATTCTTGTATTACTTGAAGGCGACGAATCAGACACCATAAACGCAACCCCGAAAATTCCAAATTCACCGAGCCCGATTGATTTTCCAATTTCATTTAAAGTAAAAATACAGGCTGCAGGACAGATAAAAGCAAAAGCAAATTAATCATAATGTATAAATATTCTTTAAAGCTGCTCAGTACTGGGCATAAATATTCATCTTTCCAGATAACTTTTTGAATAATTATACAATCCGAAGATAAAAAAACCGCCCGGGCCGAAACACCGTAGCGGTTAAAATAGAATATCAGTAATAAATTAATTATATAACATCAAGCATAATAAACAAGCTCTTTTCCTTTCGGAATCAAATATGTTTCTTTCCCGTGCAACTTATTTGATTCTATAAAGAATTTCACAGTATTTAATTTTACGGAATTATAAAGCCGCCCGCATATCGGGATTAAATTTTCTTCTTTTCCAGTTGTTATAATTCTTTCCTGATTCGCTCTAAATACGCGCGCGTTTAAATTCCTTACTGTAGCCGTTATTAAATTTTTATTTAAAATAGAATAATCGAAATACTGACTGAAAAATATTGTTGCTCCGAAACCTTCCGCATAACCTGACAATAATTCAGTTGTTGCCCGGGCGGAATCTTCAACGGCCCCGATTGTATCGATTATCTGAATTCTTGAAAGATAGCCGTTTTGTGTTAATGGGTCCCCTGTAATAATTTGGTCAAGAGTAACTGACTTACCGGAAACAGCGGAGTAATTTATGGCCGAAATTCCCGCAAGCGCCGCAAGTCCTTTCGTTGCTAAAATATTTGTTCCCGCCGGGCTGCCGTTTGTTATTTCCATTATTTCAGTCTCTGATAAATTTAAAACGTCCTCGACATATTTACTGTATGCCGCTATTCTATCGCGGACAGAATCAACGGCAAGCATTGGAAGTTGTACAAGGTTCTGAATTTGGCGGGCAAGGGTGAATGGAGCCCGGGCCAGTTCGTCGGCAGTTGAAATAATTTCCGCGTAAGCATTCGTAAACCGGGTGTTTATTTCGTCAACTTGCGCAGCTATTGCCCCCAGTTGGGCTTTTGCTTTATTTGCCGTGTCAATTGCCGATTCCACGAAAGCGGCGAAGCCTCGGCCCGTGGTTACGTTCACAGCCTCTTCAAGGTCTGTCGCCTGATCGGAATTTAAATCTGCAATTGCTGCCGCTGTACTAGAAGCCGAAGCCGGGTTATCCGCTTCGGAAGGATTCCCGCCGATAAGATTCGGAATTTGACGGAAAAATGAAACTTCAATTCTTATTATTCCAATTCCTTTTACTGAATTTTGAGAAACTTTATATCCACCAACGACAACAGGAAAGGTTCCTATTGTCGGGTCAGGGTGCTCAAGCTGCCCGGGGTTGTCAAGTGTTACTTTTTCATTCAATAAGGCCCGCACCTCTCTTAAAACATCCTGATCGCTCAATATTATTGAAAAAGGATAAGTTCCGGTTGTTATAGAACGGTCCTGATAATATTTCCCGTCAACATTCGAGAATTGAAATTCTCCTAAATTATGATTTAATTCGTCCGTAATGTCTCCGGAATAAACAAATTCGAGCCGCGTTCCGCTTGGCGCCGTATATGCTAAATTCCTGTATTGAATAGCCATGGTTAATTATTCCCCCTCATATTATCAATTATCATTAAATTAAGATTAATCATATCAAAACTTTCTGTTTCAACTTCTGCAGGTAAATTCCAGTCATAAACAGCGCTTTCAAGTTCAGCATTTTCAACATTCACCATTTTTTGAATTTTTTGAATTGTCAAATTTTGCCAATGTTCCTTTTTTTCATTTTTCGGGTTGTTCATTTTATCTATTGAATCGTCAAGAATTATATGAAATCTCTTTCTTTCCTCTTCTGTTACTTGCGGCATTATAGATAAACCTCCCCCGGCAAAATATTTAAAACTGCTTTTCTGACGTCGCCTGAAGAAATTGTAAAATCAATCTGACGAATCATTAATTCTTTCGGGTCAGGGATTCCCGCTTCAGAACTTACTATAGTTATAAAGTCGCCAGTTTTCCAACGTTTCCCGGTGTTCGGATTCAACCATGAAGGATAAGGAATTGAATTTTTATAAAATTCCCTGACTGTTTTCTGTTCTTCCCATTCCGTCATACTTGAAAGGGTTTTGTCGTCCGCGTCCTGATATGAAATTATTTTGACTGATTGCTGTTTTAAAAGCCTGCTTTGTACAGTCTCGATTAAATTCTGATCGTCTGGCGTTTGGGTTTTCCCGATATAGTCCCCGAAAATTGAAGTTGTATCGAAAACAAATTCAAGAGATTCAACACCGAGAAATTCAAGAAAATTATTATCTATTTTGAAAAACGCCACAGAATCGGTTTTTTCTGCTTTTCGAATAAGACATTTTCCGGCGCCAGTATTAGAAACAACGGCGGACCGTTCCCGGGCCAGTCTGGAAATAAAAGTAAAAGGCTTTTCATTATCTTCGGCAGTAGCTTTCGGGAAATTTTCCCCTATTTCTACATTATCGGAAATTTCAAGCCCTAACGAAAAAGAACGGGTTACAACTTCCGAAACCTGTTCAAGGTCCTGATCCAGAAATTCCCGGGGAATGGTTGGTAAAAAATCAGATTTTTCGAGTAGAAAAGTTTTTGACCTTCCGGCCAGAGTCTGCGAACTGGAAGAAGATGTAATTTTATTTCCGGGAATTTCAATCGAACCGGTTAAAACTGGATCCTCCCCGATATATATAACAATATCGGGTAAACCTTTTTCGGCAAATTCCGCCGGGTCAATTCTATATACAGGGTCTTTTATTCCCGGGTCATTAGGATAGACCATTGAAAAAGAATCTGAACAAGTATCAAAATATTCTGAAAATTTAAATTCATGCGGGAAAGGACATTTTTTCCCGTTTATTTTAATCGTTAAATCGTCTTCATTATCAACTTTTATTGTCTGATCTTCTGAAAGTTCGTCGATTATTCCGGTTGGAATATTTAACGTTTCATTCGGATAAATAAGCATTTCACCCGGAAACAATGTTTCATCGGCAATTAATTGATTTGTCCGGGCGATTCTGTCGGGTGTAAATATTGTTGGATTCGCGTTTACTATTTCTTGAACTGTTACATTGAACCATGTTGAAATGTAAGTTATTCTATCGCCTGATTTTACAGTATATGTTCCTTTTATTCCCATTTTTTAAAATACCTCTTCTTTATTATATCAGATTTTCAATTTAAGAGCATATTTTATTATAGGTGTCAATGTCTTTTTAGTCCCGGGAATTCCCGGATTGTCTGCCCATACTGTAGAATTTAAGTTTTCATAGCCCTGATTCAATGCAACACCATTCAGCGCGAATTCTTCTTTATCAAATTTTATTGTAAAACATAATGATTTATCAGCGTAAAATTCCGCAGTTTCTGGAATAAAGGGCCATTTTTCGCCGAAGTCTGATTTTTTTATTTTGGTTTTTTGTGGGGACATAATAAAACCGGGGCTGTTGACCCCGGCCTCCTTCAATTAACAGATAATTGGTGATTCTACCTTATCAGATAGATAAGCTTTTATTTTGGCTTTCGCGTCAAGTTTCCACGCCCCGCCGTCGGCTTCAAAAAGAGCAATGACAGGACTTCCGCCCTCCTGCTTATATCTGAAGATAAAAGCGGATTCAGGTTGTTCGACTTCCCGGAATGTTCTATAAGGCTTAAGCTTTACGACAGTTTGCGGCATGTCATCATCCGCAATGCCGGGACATAATACTTCATTTGAAGCCATACGGCTTGTTGTCGCGCCGTTATCGTCGCCGGCGGTCTGGTTTATACACTGCATTCGTGAAGCTGCAGAAATAATTTTTGATTTATCATCATTCCCACAAAACAGCGCCGAAAATTTTATTATAAAATCTTCCTGCGCGATAAATCTTCCGAATGGGAATTTATCAACTTCAGTTAAATTTGATTCAAGAATTTGGTGTCTGTCGTTTCTTTCGCCTTCAACAGGTGAATAAATAGAAATGCAATCGTAAGAATCAATTACAATTATTGAATTATTTGAATCGACACCGTCAAGATTTTCTTTTATATAATCGGCTATACCGTCGAGAGTTGAAACTTTAAGCATTGACGGCCGCGGGTCCGAATAAACTTTTTTAAGCCCGTAATCACTATAAGTTTTTCCGTCGATTATTACGGTTTTTTCCTGACCTTCAACAAGTTTTTGAATTTTATCAATTGCCTCTTTTCCGAAACCTTCCATTATTTATTTTCTCCTACGGCCGCCAGTTGGTCGGCAAGTTCCATTTGTTTTGGATCGTTAACAGTCATTCGCGGATCCCCGTTTTCATCTTTTGACAAGTAAGTAACCGCTTTTTTGCTTCCAACCTGTGCAAGCCCTGTTTTCATCGATACGTCAATTGTCGTTTGCGTTCTGGTTTCGTCTGGTTTAATTGTCCATGTTATTTGAACAGTTCGCGCCTTTCCCGCGGAAGTATTTTCATCCGCGATATTTTCAAGAACACGATCCATTCCTAAATGAAACAATCTTTCAGCAAGGCCGCCGCCTATATTGCTTAATGTGGCGTGTTGAGCTTTACCCATAAGTAAAATCCCCCTTAATATAATTTTAAATCGTCTTCCGAATTTTCGGTTTCTTGATTTAATTCTGTTTTTTCTTCAGAAACTTTTTCCGGGACCGGTTCAGGGTTAATTTCTGATTTATTTTCCGGTCCTGAAAATAAAGAATCATAAATTTCTTTTTCTTCTGATTTTTCATTATCGAATGGAACCCCCAATTTAACAGAGGTAAATTGTTTAAAAGCTTTTTTTTGTCGATTATGCAGCCGCATTTTAAAAATTCTTGTTCTTGAAGATTGAACAATCCATCGCCCTAATTCAAAGAACATTCCAAACGAAAGCGCAAAAATAATAAATATTGCGATTTGCAGAAATGAAAGAATCATAAAAATTCCTTTAATTCTTTTTTTAATTCGCCCACCATACAGCCTTGAGTCGATTTTATTTCCCGGGATGGACAGTCTTTTTTTACGCACTCTTCGCAATAAGTGAAAACATTCCCGTTTATATCTGTAAAAGAATTCATATGCTGCGCGGTTTCCTGACGCTTTTTAAGGTATGCGGCTTTTTTCGGCGTATTCCGATTATTCATTTTTTTTCTTTCTCCTCAATTAAAACTAATTTACCTTCAGAAATTTTTAATTCCCCGGTTGTTCCGTCTGGAAGATCAATTGTAAATAAATTAATTTTTCCCTGAAATAGGGAATTCAATTTTATATAACCCAGGGGGCTTTTATAATAAACGGTCCCGGTTGCTGAAACGTTCAAAGCAAAACCATTTATTGTTAAATGTTGACCGGGAAAATATTTAAAACTCATATTAGCCCCGGACCTTATACGCGATTCCAACCAGAACGGGCATTTTATGCGATTCTGCAAAATCTTTCAGAAAAGTTCCAATTCTCCAACGTAAAACGCCTTTAATTAATTTTTTCATTACTTGCCGCCTTTTCTCTGTTTTCAAGAGCTTCTTTTATTAAAATTGCGCCTTGCTGTTCTGCGGGAATTCTATAATCTTTATCTTTTGATAAATTAATTACTTTTTCCCATAGCTTAGAATCAATTTTTACAAATTTTCTTACTAATGGCAAAATATGCCTCCTTATTTAATATATTGAACCGGCCGGGCTTGAACCGACGACCTCCGGAAAAATTCCGGTGCGCCTTCCAACTGCGCCACGTTTCAAAATCTGCCCCGGCAACCACAACCGGGGACTTTAAAAAATAAATACTATTTATGATTGTAAAATAATAGGGCTTTTTACCGTGCTACCCTCAGTTTAAAACTGATATTCGGATGTCATCCCGACTTACCCGGACACGCCCGCATATATTCCCCCCTTTCAATAACAGTTTATTACTATAAACTACTTACCGTTATTGAAATAATAGTTCCGTTTAAATCATTTGTCAATGGTTTTTAAAAATAATGTAAAAAAGATAAATAAATAATTTAAAAGGGTTGACGCCCCGCTTAATAAAGGGTATTATGAATTAAGAGTTAAGCAAAAGGGGTTTAAAATGGAATTACAGATAATCAAACAGTCAGAAGAAGCAGTAACAATTTTAGTCGGAACAAAAGAATTTTTCATCATGAAAACAGATTCTTATATAAATGTACTTTGTAAAAACGCGGCTCATTCAGCTTATAGAGGAATGGGAAACTTTTTCGATACATGGGAACAGGCTTTAAATAAATATAAAAGCGCTGCCGCAAAAGAAGCAATTAAAACAGCAATTGATTTATTAAAATAAAATATAGGCCCCGCGGGGCCCGGGGAAGGATAGAAAATATGAAAGATATTATTGAAGGGTTTGAAGTTATAAAATGTGAACACTGCGGCTATTATTATGATAATTTTACTTCTATGAATTTTGAAATAGGAAAAGATCATGTTTCTTTTTTAGTTGGCCGGGAAAAAGCAAGCGAAATGATGCATAAAACAAAGTTTATATATTATAATGATTCGAATGTAATCTGCCCAATTTGTAGCGAATTAGTAACCAGAACATAAAGCATAAAAAAGATTTAATAAGGGGTTGACCTACCCCTTATTAAATGGTAATATAAATTAACGTTAAGGAAAAGGGGTATTATATGAAATCATTTGAAGCAGGGAAAAATTATCAGACACGGTCAATATGTGATCATAATTGTATATTTACAGCGAAGGTTCTGAAGAGAACAGCAAAAACAGTAACCGTCATTACTGATCAAGGCGAAGCCCGCTGCAAGATTCATACAGACGACGAAGGCGAAGAATTCTTTTTCCCTTACGGTCGCTATAGCATGGCGCCAGTTATAAAGGCTTCAAGGCTTACAGCTTAATAAAAAACCCGGTTTAATCGCCGGGTTTTTTGTTTACCATCTTCTTGTTATGCCGCGCGTAAAAGCTTTTGCGGCTTCATCTTTATAGAATTTTTCAATATCTGATTGAGTAATTTTATTTTTTGAATTTTCCATCCAATGAGTAGCGGAACGCCTTTCATTTTTCCCGTCATAATATATTTGTTTCCATTTAGGAAAAGTATTCCCTGATTTCGGAGAAGAGCTTACAAACTGGAACCAACCTGAAGTCATCCCGGTCGGTAATTCTGATTTTCTCATATAGAAAAATTGATTTGACCCGGGCAGCCCGTAACCGTCTTTGTATGCATTCCTTAACATGGCCCATGTCTGCGCAAGCGGATCGTTTGCTTTTACGGTCCCGACGTCTGACGGCCGCCTTAATGCCATTTGTCGGAATAGAAACGCCGTTCTTACTTTCTTTCTTTGATTTTTGGCTGTTCTTGCCCGTTCCGTCGGAACCGGCCCAGAATGTTTAAAACCGTCTTCCTGTTCTTCTAAAAATTCATAGTCCCTCCGGCCTTGCTTAGAAGGCGAACCCCAAGAAGATTCAATTTTATCAATATCATGGTGCGGAATCGCCCGGTTAAATTTTAAAGCCCCGCCGCCGGGCTTCGAAGAAACAACATATTTATTTCTTAATGTAAAATCACGCCGCATTTCTGTTTCTGATTTTTCCATTCCAAGGAAAGCAACCCGGGAGGCCGTGTTTGCAATAGCGAACCGAGCGAAGTTCGGAAAGTCTCTTGAAAGTGTTTGTCTTATCTCTGAATCGTTTTTTATTGTAGCTTTAAATTCCATGTCTTAATTATAGACCTGAATTATAAATAAAAAAAGGCGTCTTTTTAAGACGCCTTCCGGATGAATATGGGCAAATAAAATCCTTATGGTAAATAAAGTATAGAATCAATCAATAAATATTTCAATAGCCAATTTTAAAAGCGGTTTCCATGGCATATCTTCTTTTTTCCCTGCAGCTGAATAAATAACTTTAAGCCCGCAGATTTTAGCGACAATATATTCAATTATAGCGCCCCGGGAATTATACCATTTATCCAACATATAAATATGAGTACAACCAAGAAGCGCCAACAGGTCGGCCCGCATATATGTAGCGTATTTATCAGATTCTGAAAAAGTACGAGGAAAATGCAGCCTATCGCCTATTGTTACGGGATTCTCGACCGTATAGCCTTTTAAATCAAGAATCTTTTCAGCATTTTCGAAATTCTTTCTATATTTTTTTACGCCAGTAATCGGGCCGCTTATATATATTTTTCTCATTTCGGGTCATCCTTATTTGCAACAAATTTTTGATTATCAATCCATTTAATAACCGGGTCCCCTTCGAAACCAATTTCAAAAACAAGCCATGAATAAACTATTCCGGCCGTTTTATATTTTCCGTCTTCTCTTATCGGCTGCCCTAAATCCGGCATTCTTGTAAATACATAAACCGTTTTAAGATTTTTATATACTCCAGATTCAAAACGGGCTTGACCTGATAAATAATTAGTTCGCAGCAGGAACGCGAATTTTACTTTCGCAACTTCCCGGGCTTTTAAAACAAATTTATCGGCTTCTTTCCCGAATGGCGGATTTGTTATTACATAATCAAATTTCCGGGTTTCGTTGTAAAAATCTTTCCCGGCCGAAATATCGTAAGATGTAATATTTTTAAATTTCTTATCCAGAACCCGGACCATATGACCCATTCCGCAGGCAGGCTCCAGAACTGAACCCGTATAATCAAAAATTTCATTTTCTAAAAACTGTTCTGTCATGCTGTAAGGCGTCGGAAAAATATTGTGACCCGCTGAACGATTCATGAAAGCTTTCCCTGTTTCTTTTTCTATAATTTCTATATCCATTATTTAACGCGCCCCCACAGAATCAAAGAAGAAATAATAATTCTTTTATACCATGGCTCTTTTTTCATAGTTATTACCATTTCCCGGATGAATTCCTTTTTTCCATCTTGAAGCTGATTCATTGTTTTTTTCCGTTGTTCGGCTTCCCGTTTTTTTATCGCTTTATTATAGCGTTTTATTTGTTTATTGCTCATAATTTACCCTTTTCGGAGGATTTAATAAAATAATAATTGCTAAAATTGCCCATAGCGGAGAAGTTAAAATTCCGAATATAAAGATTAAAAATTCAATTATATTTTTCATATCAAAACCGCCCCAATAATTCCGACAGAGATTAGAGATATAAAAAAAATAAGAAACAACCGCCAACCCTGATCCCATTTACTTTCACGGGTAAATTCTTTAATTAATATTTTTAATATTTTCATTCTTCATTCCCCCGCAGTAAATCGTCAATTTCTTTTTCGGTTATCGGCTGCCCGGTTTCCGGGTTATCAATATTTTCGGATTCTTCCAATAATGGGCAACCTTTGCAATTTAATTCCAAACAGTCGCCGCATTCTTCAAAATCATTCATTATTCGATCCCTTCCAGATAATTAATAATTGTTTTCTGGTTCCATGGCGGCGGGGTAGCTTTCCCGGATCCCCACTGTTCCAATGTTTTTAATGGGATTTCCGATCTTTTCGAAAGTTCAACCCATGTCCACCCTTTTTTATTTCTGAAATCTTTTACTACTTCAGAAAATGACTTTTCCGGGTCATTCCCCGGAATTTCTGTTTTTTCTATTTCCATAAAGACAGCATAAAACATAAAATACACTTTGTAAAGGGGTAAATAATATTTATTAAAATGTAAAAATATTTAAATAAAGGGTTGCATTGCTACTTAACAAGGGGTATACTGAATCAAGTTTTTATGTGCAATTGTTGCATATAAAAACAAGTTATGTGCAATTTTTTGAGGAGGATTTTATGAAAATGGATTTAACAAAGCAACCGAAGTGGGTACAAAAATATATTGAGGGGTTATTGGCAAGATTAGACCTAAGCGTTGAATGTATTGATCTTCTAAGCAATCAAGTTGCCATCTTAGAGGCTCAAAAAACAGCACATAACAGCGATTAGGCGAAATTATTTTGGAGGTTATTATGATACATATAGATGGGTATTCTAAAAAAGGGGCAGGCTGTAAATATTATCGCGAAGCTAGTTGTCACCCGGCAAATATAGGAGCTGGACATATCTATGTTTGTTTATTGCATACGCTTCAATCTAATAAAAACGGCGATTTTCCACCAGTTGTTAACTGTAATGCTCTATCTGTAAAATGCGAGTCCAAAATAAAAACGCCTAACAAGAATTATATGTCATTGGGTACAACGACCACATAATTCTGAAACGTTAAATGAAATAATTTTAGATGGTATTATGAAAATATTTTGTTATCATTGCAGATTAAAAAAAGTAATGACTGAGCTCTTAAACACCCCGAAAGGGTTTTATTGTCCTGCATGTAATAAGGAAAAAGAAATAATAGGCAAAAAGGCGGTTAAAAAATGAATTTAGTTTCGAAACAATTTGTTGAAAATTGTTCTTGCAAGAAAATTCCTATTTCTGAAATATTCAGTTATGAGAATCAAACCATTCCAGAAATGAAAAAAATCATGACTTTCAATTTAGGTTTAGCCGGTCCGCAGGTCGGAATTAATCGAACCTTTTTCATCTTCCGTTATGGGAATGAAATTCTTTCGGTATATAATCCGGAATGGGAACCGGAAACAGAAAAGCGGGCAGCGTCAAAAGAAAGCTGCTTAACATATGGCACCCGGCGAACTACTTGCGTAATGAGATATAAAACAATCATTGCAGAATTCACAAATGGCGAAGGGGTCCCGGTTCGAATGAAGCTGCGCGGACGCGACGCGATTGTTTTTCAGCATGAATCAGACCATTTAAAAGGAAAGACAATTTTCTTCGATCCAGAAAAAGGCGGAAAGAAATGAAACCAACAAACTATTTTAGAGTAATGGATAAAAATTTATCAGGGTATAAACTGGCCGGAAATGATATAAATCACTTAAAACAATATTGTTACGGGGATGACGTTATCGTTTCACTTGAAGCCGTAATTATTGGTTTTAAAATAAGATTTTTAATCATGCCTTTTGAAAAAATAATAAAAAAACACTATGGAATAAATATGATAAATATTTTATGGCTTCATATAGGCTACGATTTTGAAAAACATGACAAAACAGATAAAATCGTTTGGCGGAAAAATGAAAAAGATTGATTTCAAATTCATAGATAGATTATCTAAAGCAGCTGCGGCAGGATCCGCGGCCGGGCGAAGTTTAAGAAAATGCGTTGAACAGTCCTTGAAGCATAGAAAAACATATCAAATAAAAGCGGTTTTTAAACTCCGGAGAATGCCGAAACAATATTTAAATGAACTTTCAAGATATTATGATTCTTTGGCGTTTTTGTCATATTGCGGAATAAGCCCGACCGAAGAAGTAATAAAAGAAATTAAAGAAGTTTCAGAATCAACCCAGATGAATTTTAATCAGGCTTGTCATTATTATGTTAATAAAAAATCGATTGAATAATATCGATTCAGAACTATATTTAATATGCGCATTGGAGCAGTTGGCAGCTCGTTGGGCTCATATCCCGAAGGTCATCGGTTCAAGTCCGATATGCGCAATCCGAAATTTCGTATTCTCGGACCTTAACTTAATTTTCCCCCGGGCCCTGACTTCCCGGGGGTTTTCTATTTAAAACGGGATGTCATCTTCAAAACTTCCGCCGCCGTCGTTTATTCCGGTTTCTTGCGGCGCGTAACCCTCTTTTTTTCCGCCAGTCAAAACAACATTATCAACAATAAGCGAATGTTTTGAACGCTTTATTCCGTCCTTTTCCCATGTCTCGAAATCAAGTTCGCCATTAATCGCGACTTGCTGCCCTTTATTTAAATATTGGTTTAACGCTTCGCCCCGTTTCCCCCACAAAACGCAATTAATATAACAACTCTTATCTTGCCATTGATCATTTTTTTTTATATTTCTGGTATACGCAAGGGAAAATTTACAAATTGCCGCACCTGTGTTTGTGTATGTTAATTCTGAATCCCGCGTCAATCTTCCAGTGCATGAAAAAATATTCATATCTTTACTCATTTTAAAATTCTCCTTTTTTATATCCGTAAGTATCGGCCATGGCCCGGAATAACATTCCGGTGTAACCTTGCCCGGAAAGCTTTAACATCTTTGAAATTTTAAGATACAATAGCCCTCTGTCGTTCGTATCAGTCTTTTTTACTAATTCTGTTATCTGTTCCGCTGTTTCGTCAATCATCGTCTGTTACCCCTTCAGGGTTCCAATAGGAACCATCTTCCAACATTTTAAATTCTGGTAAATCTATAGTTTTATTTTTTAAATCATGGCTGCAGTCTGATAAATATTGAATTTGACCATTTTTAATAAATGAATGACAACGCGGATCCGATTTATTCGGGACAGTAACCAGAACCGAAGGCGAAACGGTTAAATTCTCAATATCAACTTTCCATGAATCATTGAATTGATGAATCCCGCCGCAACCGAGACAAAAAAACGAATAAACATTTTTCCTTTTATGAATTTTCTTTATCATTTTTCAATATTCTCCTGATAAACTGGATTATTTTCTTGTCTTTTTTTCGGGGAACCATCTTTTTTTAATTCCGTACCGTAATAAATACATTTTGGAAGAGAAGAAAAGCACCCGCAAGGGTTCTTTCTTTCCGGTCTGATTCTTCTTTAATCTTTTTTAATTTTTTCTGATATTCTGTTTTTTCCATAAAAATATTACTCCTTAAAATAAATCAATTTGATATTCTTCTTTTACCTGTTCAGGCCTTTCGAATGCCTGAAGAATTTCGGGGGCCTTTTCTTCCGTTGGCTCTTCTTCTGGTCCCGGCTCAATTTCACCGGTTTTACACCTGCAGTCATAATCTATCAATTCACCGTCAAATATTTTCTTTACGGAGTGAATCGATTTATCTATTTCACCAAAATTCATATTTATTAAATTAATTTCTTCCCGGGAATATTCGACATAAGCCTTTTTTTTATATATCAAGTCTTTAACTGTCACCGTCCCGGTTTTTTTATTTAACTTAAGAGCCTTTCCGAGAATTTCAGAATAAATTCTTTTAATATGATCAGGGTCTTTTTTTGTTTCCATTTTTTCCGCCTTTTCCGGGCCGAACATACATTATTTGACCGGTTACTTTCATCCATTTTATTATCATGTCTGCGATTTTGTTTAAATTAATCGCATTAATTGCGACCGGCTGCCCTATTTGCCACCGCAGCTCCCTGCAGACCTTTTCGGCCCGCTTATATGATTCTAATTTTCTTTTACTGATAGTCGGCAATTCGTCCCCCTTTAAAAAAAATCTTCCGGATCATAATATGTTATTTTATCTTCTGAAACTTGCCATACTTCAATATGTAAATGCGGGTCGTCACTGTAGCCGGTTGAACCTATAATCATTAAAGGCGTATCGGTTGTAATTTTCCCGGACGCTGAATTATAAATTAATTTTCCATGGGCATATAATGAAAAATAACTATCTGCATGTTTTACGATTACATACTTTCCGTAAATATCATTAATACCTATCTCTATGGCTTCACCATCCATTATTGACGTAATAACGGGGTAATATGTGACTGAATAGCAATCGGTCCCCTTATGGACGTTTGCGCGCCTCATTCCGCCGTAACCAGTCATTGAAAGAAACGGGGAAGTAATAACCAATTCAGTATGAAAAGGCGATTCGGCGAATAAAGGGAATGAAAGGAAAAAGAGAAGTAAGATTTTTTTCATTAAAATAGCTCCATTTGTTGAATAGTATAATTTGTAATTAAAATTTCAGTTCTTCGATTCTTCAAATTCTGACGTTCGCCTATTATGTGAAGATTTAATTTTCTATCTTCAATTTGATCTAAAATAAATTCATTATCAAATTCTGACATTGCCCATTTTATCCCGGCTTCCGTCACCGTATCGAGTAAATCAATTGAATCTTGTTCAGTAAAAGAATGCTGATAATTGTTCCCGGTTCCAACATAAGGAGGATCAAGGTATGCAAAAGAATTTATTTCTTCACCATCCATATAATTTATTCCTTTGAATAATGCGCGAAAATCACAATTATTAAATTGAACGTCTTTCAGCATTTCAAAAGTTCTTTCAATATTATTATATAAAGTGTTTTTATCATTCCGGGCGCCATATCTCAAAGTGTCATGTTTCCCTAGATAGGTTAAATTACTTAAAAACAGAAACCGCAGCGCTTTTTTTACTGGATCCACTTCAAAATTCTTTTTCCAGTATTCAAGTAAATCTTTATGAATGGGCATAATTTTAAAAGCTGCTTCAAGTTCTTCTTTTTGATTCATTACGACTTGAAATAAATTAAAAACGTCTGAATCCAGATCATTTAAAATATTGTATTTGGCTTTCGGCTTATTGAAGTACATTCCCCCGCTGCCGAAAAAAGGTTCAATATAAATTTTATGGGCCGGGAAATATTGTTTTATTTCATGGGCTATTTTCTTTTTATTTCCAAGTCGTCGCAAAATCATTGTAAATCAACCTCTTTGAATAGAAAGAATTTATCATTCCCGCAGCCCGGGCAAGGATTATTTAATTTTTTTATGTCGCAAAATTCTTCTTCATTAAAAATATTTTCGCATGTTGAACACTGGCCCTGAAGTGCCGGACTTAATGAATTAAAATAATCGACTGTTTCGGCTGTAAGATAGATTTTATTTTTCAATGACTGGCCGCCAATTTTCTAAAAATCCGGCTTTTTCAGATTGACAGCGATTATGTTTTTCAGTTCCGCAATCTTCATAATTCCCGCAATTCATGCAATTTTTTTTCTTTTCATTTTCAATTAATAATTTATCATATTTATTTTTCAATTCAGTATAAGCCCGGGCTCCGCTTTTTAAATTAAGTTGTAATTCAGCATTAAGAAACAATAATTCAGTATTCGAAGAAACAACAGCTGATAATTTTTCTTTTAAACTTTTGATTACATTTGAAATTTCAAGGGCAAAATCCCCCGCAAGTCTATTCTGTATATAATTACAAAAATTCGTATCTTCAAAATCTGTTTTACTCAATTTATAAATATAGTCCCGGGCTTCATCTATGGGCCATTTTTTAACCGGGTCCGATGTTATCGCCTCAAATTCACCGCAATTATTGTTTTCGTCACAATTAACCCCTGAATGGTCACATTGCCCGGCGCCTTTACATTTTATTTCTCGCTGTTCAGAATATTTATTTTCCCTTTGCGGGTTTTTTGAATATTCATTATTTACACTTTCGCACATTTAAAGCCTCCAATGATTTTAAAATATAATCTTGACGATTTATTATTATATGATTTTTCATAAACATTCTTTTCAGCTCTTCAGGACCTATAAACAAATATTTAAAAGCTGTATCAATTAAGCTTTCAGTCGGCCCCGTGGATGGATATTTTATAATTGTAATGGTTTCAAGACTATTATCTAAAAGCCTTTTCAAAACATCTTTCATATATGGCTCCGGCATTCCAATAATCCCGATATTTTTCAAGATTGAACCTCAAATTCATACATATTAAATAATTCAGAAAGCAGAATTTCAGTAGGTTTATATTTTTCAACCTTTACGAAACGCCTTCCGTTTTTACTGAAAACAACGCCTTTCGCGCTTACTATAGGAATCCCGAAACAAAAGGTTATTGTATCACCTGTTTTTATTGCGGCTCCGTACATATCTTTCATTTTTTATTATTAGATTCCATAAGGATCGAAAACCCTTCAAGCGCGCCATTATAGAACGCGGGCCATTCCCAATTTTTACGGATCAATAATTCATGTTTGATTTTAACTTTTTCAATATATTCATTAAGAGTTATTCCGCAAAACTTTTCAGATTTTGACATTTTCCCGAGCTGCCCGGATTCTTTCATTTCTTCAGTTACGAGCTCTTCAAGTTCTGTCAAATAATCAAAAACAGAATCACCCATTATAGCAGCAGCTTTAGCGCCCTGAATTAAATCTATTAATTTATCATTCATTTTTTCATCACCTTAAATTCACAAACCCATACGAAAGGATTATCATTCCAATTTTTATATATGGAATCCCATATTTTATTAAATTGGATAGAAGCTAATTTTTCACCACATGAGCAATTAGGATAAGTTACACAATTAACTGCTCCTCTTGGATCTCCAAACATGTCTGGCCAATTGGGATCTAAATCAGGGCAGCCATATTTTTCAGGCACTTTCATACCCTCATTTAATGCCTCATACCCTTTTATATCCTGAACTCTTTCAACTCTAATATCGGTTATTTCAAGCCAGATACGAGCGTATTTTTTCGGCATGTGTATTGATGGTTTCCATTTTACACCGTCAACTTCTGGGTCGTCTGCCAAATAAATATTAGTATATCCAAATTCATCATGGAGCCTTTGCCATGTCTCCCGAACATAAAGCCTATCACCGATTTCACCTAATGGGCACTTGATAAAATTCTGCTCAATTGCCCATTGAATAGCTTTTTCTTTTGATTGTTCAATTGTAGGCATTTTAGAATTCCAACCGCCTGAACCGTCATTATCCCATGTAAAAAAGTTATGACCTGAAACATCAAAAAATTTGTAAACTGTCGCATTCTTTGATAAAAAACCCTCTTCAGTTTCTTTCCATTTCGTCTTAATAGGTCTTCTGGTTTGAATCTTTCGGCCTGAAATTATGGCGTTTACCATTTCTGAATTAAATAATATAGGTCTTTCTTTCATCTAATCATCCTCCAATATTTCCCGAAGTATCGATAATTTAAATTTCTTTGCTATTTTATTGAAAATGCAGAATTTAAAATCTGCTTCAATTCCTTTTTCTTCCGCCATGCTCGAAATTAATTTCGAAGCGTCGCAGGATATATAATTTTTAATTTCGCAAGCCCTGCAGGCTGCATGAGCGTCAATGTCCATAGTTAAAGCCAAAAAGTATTACAACTCCATTTTTCATATTGATTTCACAATCATAAAAACCACAGCAGCCAGAATTATAATCTTTTTTATAAAGCTTTTCTTGTTTAAGATTCCCCTTAATTGCTAATCTGAAATTATCAATACAATAATCATTTACAGAGCGAATATGATTCGACATAGAATTAACGATGTATTGTTTTTCACTGTCAGTGAATCCTTTAATTTGAGGAATTGAACTTTCTATTTGTCTTATTTTATTTTCAATAAATTCGTTCATAGTTATTTCCTTTAAAACGGAATTTCATCTTCTTCGCCTTCCTTCAGCGTCGGGTCGATAATAAAATGATACAATCCACCCGCCCGAACTTCTTTAACCCGTTCGTCTCTCCGAACCTCTTCGAAAAAATTTTTCTTTCCTAATGGTTTTCTTTCTTCAGATTTACACCATTCCTTAAATGAATCATGCAGCATAACCCGGGAAATAGTTTCCTTTTGATTGTAAAGGAAATATGTTTCTTCCATAAACTTAGAAACAGCGTTACTTTCAACAAGCCATAAATCTTTTTCACGCTGCGCCCATTCCGGGGATTCCATAATATAGTCATTATCACAAAACCGGGTCCATGCAGACATTGCAAGGGCCAGAATTGCCGGCCTTTCGTCGAAGGTCTGGCCCGCCGCGGATCCAGATTCTTCGCTATGCTCTATTTCGCCTAAAATCCTATCCAGTAGCCGCGCGTCATGCTTTTGAATATTGTTCTTATATGGGACCATAACAAGCCGCCGCGCCAGTCCTTCAACACCTTTTACATGAAATTCATAGTTCGATATGAAAAACAAAGCTAATGAGGTTTTTATACCATCGACAGCCGGGAGGTTTTTCTCTTCAACTGTTATTGTCTGTTCCCCTGCATAAGCTTTTATGAAGTCTTCCGGCAGCGGCTGCCGCGTCTTCAGGTCCGGTTCAATGAAAACTTTCTTTCCCCACAATACAGACGACGCGAAACGGTTATCCATATCGGAAATTTTTCTTTCAACACAAAATTCAGAACCGACAATAGATTTAATTATTTTCAACAGGAAACTTTTTCCGGTCCTTTGATTCCCGTATATTCCGAAAAAATATTCATTCGGTTTAATCGGGCTTAATGAATAGGCGATTATCTGAGATAAAAATATTAATGTATCCATGGAGGCCCGCTTTCTGTCGTCCGGGTGTAATGAATCCATATATTCCCGGGGAACCATTTCTTTCGCGAAGAAGTAAAAAGCCGGGCAATCTTTTTCAGGATCAATATTTTTATAGTTTTTATAGTCAAATTCGAAGTCTAAACAGTGAATCGGGTGTAATTTTTTAAAATAATCTTCCCCGTACTTTTCCCGCTCAATCCATTCAATACTTTTTTTCGTTATTTTAATTGCACCGTTTTTTAAATGAATATAAGGCGAAACAGCTGAATCCTTGAAATCATCTTTCCCGATATAACCGAGCGAATGCCGTTCAATATATTGTTTCATTTCATTTATGAATTTCGTTACTTTCTCTTTTTTAGATACGATCCATTGAAGGCCCGTGTCTTCCATCCACCGCTGAAGATTGCAATAAATATCATTTTTTGTTACTTTCCGCCAGAAATGTTCCTCTTTGAAATACTGCCAAAACCTGCCGCTTGACTGTTCCAGTGAATCGAAATCATAAAAGTTTTCAATAAACTTTCTATATACCTGATAGGAATCAATATCGACGGCTACTGAATTATAAGGCGTATAGGTTTCTATGAATTCGACCGGGTCGCCTTTTTCTTCTATAAGGTCGGCAACGTCCCACCCCGACGGATTATCTTCAATCGGTTTCGCGCGGTATACTTCCAGAATCTTCGCTTTCGGCAGCTGCGATTTAATATAATGAGCTGCTTTTATTCCAGGTTGAGATTCCCGGGGAAGATAAAATTCTTTGTTACGGTCCATTTCTGAATCCGCGTCGGGCCAGATATAACCCTCCCGGCCTTTTAATAGCCCCCAATTGGTTTTATCAGCGTTCGAAGTTCCGCCGACCCATGAAAGGACATTATAACCGGGTATCTTTTGACGCCCACATTTTTCACCTTCAACAATAATATAAGGTAAAGTATTTTCTTTTAATTTTTCTATTCCATACGGGGGAAACGGTTTTAAATCTTCATGCCATTTCGCAATCCAACGGTTATTTTCACCGAGATATAAAAGAATGTCGTTTTTCTGTCGTTTTTTGTCCTTAATTTTCGATTCTTTTGTAAATCTGCAGGTAACAAAAACCCATTCACCATTTTCATTATAATAGCGGGTTATTGCCTCGGCCTTTCCCCAATTATCAAGACACCATTGTTCTTTTACTCTTTTTTTAAGAGATTTTCGAACCTCTTTATTGTCTGGAATCGGAACTTTAGGGGGCGACACTTCTATTTTTTTATCTGACTTTTTGCTTTTTTTCGTGTGATCAGCTTCAATAAATACTCCGCCGGCTTCTTTTATTATATCTTCAGCGGCTTGTCGTAAATCGACTCCTTTTGCTTTTGATACAAGCTCGATGAAGTCCCCGCCTTCATTTGTCGCATAATCAAACCATAGGCCTGTTGACTCTTCGATTCTGAATGAACCGACAGTTTTATCCCCGCGTATAGGTGATAAAATATAATAATCCCCGCCTCTTGAGAAAGAACCCTCCGAATTGAAAAAAGAGCGTATGAGCCCGGGCCCTATCTTATTTCGGGCTTGCTCGAAAATATCTGCCATAATCTGCCCTACTTAATTAGATTTTTCCTGAATAAGATCATACATATATTTTACAGCTGCTTCTTTTGCCTCAATTCTAGTTTTATAACCTGAAGAACCGACATTGTCCCACTTGTAAGAAAATGTATTACTATCTTTTACTTTCCATAAAGAAAAAGGTAAATCTTTTTTATCTTCGATTCCTTCAATAGCGCTTTGCAATAAAAGCGGCCAATGTCCTTTATGTTTTTTGATATTTATAGTTAAAATATGGCTTGCATTCGGAGTTCTTACAGAAGAACCGCGGCCGATACACCGGAAACCTTTTGAAAAACTACATAGCCACTGAATATATTGATAATATGCCATTTTTCCACCTAATTAATTTCTAAATCTTCAACGCTTGCGATTCTTGTTCTATTCAAAAAATCAAGAGAAGAACCCGTATCTGTATAAGAAATAACTCTAGCGCCTTGAACTCCAATAAGTTTTGATTTCAGAACCGCATTTCCCGGATATTGAGTTATTATTACAATCGGCCTTAATTTAGCAATATCATCCGTTATTTCTACATTCTGAAAATCCCGCCATTGTCTTTGTTTATCTGAACTACCTTCTCCACAGAAAAACAATGGTGACTTATCTTTTCCAATATAAGAAGTCGAAACACCATTAAGAGGAATCCATAAATAATTGATATTTTTAAACACAGAAACCCATGTCCCACCTGATTTTATTATTATAGGAATTTCAGCGGGTGGCTCAAGATTACATCCGCAATGATTACATGATATTGATAAACCATAAGCTTTTATCATCGCAGCAAGATCATTTCTGAATTCATAAAACGGAAGGCTTTTTTCAGCTTTATGACAAAAATATAGTTTCCCATTTCTCCATTCACAAGATTTCATCCAATCACCTCGTCTAATTTATTTCTAATTCAGTTTTATTTTCAGCTTTTTCTTTAGGCTGTTTATTATATGCAATTAAAGCCTCCGTGACATAATTCTTTAAATCGGTGTCGTTTTCGATAGCCTTTATTTGCGTTTCCATTTTAAGCGACTTAGGCACTTCAACTGTAATTCTTGCCAGTTCTTCCATTTTTGAAATCTCCTTTTATTTGTAATATTCAATCATGCATTTTTTTGAACAAACATATCTATGTCTATCTAAATGCATAATTGTTATCATTTCTTTTATATTAAATTTTCCGCCACAATTAGCGCACGCCTTTGAAGCTTCATTTTCAATCCTTATATTATCTATAAAAAAATTTTTAGCAGCTTCAGAGAGTGAAGATCCTTCGCCAAAATCTTTTTTAAATTCATCATAATCATTTTTCTCATAATTTTTGATTTCACAATCATCTTGAATCATTTACAGCCCCCCTTATTAAGCCATTACAGCCTTATGTAAAACCCTTGTTAATATGATAATACATACAATATGTTAATAATTACATGCTGTCAACCCCGATTAACAAATAAGCCCCTTATGAAGCGGTTAGAACCGATGACAAAACCGATTTTAAGATGACAAAACGGGCCATTTATAAGGCAAAACGGGACTATATCCCGTAAATGGTAAAATGTTAATAATGTATAAATGTTAATGCCTTTTTATTTATAAGGCAAAACGGGCCTATTTATAAGGTAAAACGGGAATTCTTTATTTTATCGCCGGAAATGGTTTAAATCATTGCTATATATAGACTTAAAACAGCGCCCTTTAACAAGCGGTCAAAACCGATGACAAAACCAAAAATGACATTCAACGGGTTAAGTCTATGCAGTGAAAGGACTTATTCGGCTGCGGAGGTAAAAAGACAAAATAAAAGCCTATTCCTATGCTAAAACCATTTCCCATTAACATATGTTAATGGGATTATATTATCTCTATGGAGTTGGCTTTTTTTCTTACATTCTGTCATTCAACCTTTATTAAGATGTTTAATTTTTGATAGGCCGGGTGATATATTATGACTTTCCACTATCCAGAACAACCACAAAACCGGCGCTTTAAAGAAAAGGTACTGTAGGTAAAAATCAGGATTCAGGTAAGTCATTTTGCAACT